CATCCCTATTCAGAAGGATCTCAACAAGACGATCTCTCAGATTGTAGAGTACAAAAACTTGACGCTCAAGCCGCGCGTGTGGGCTCCCACTGGATCGCTTACCGGTGTTCGGCTTACGTCTGAGCCCGGTGCGGTTTATGAGTACAACATCATTGGTGACCACCGCCCGGAGATTGAGCAGCTTCCGGCGATTCCCCCGTACGTCTTTGAACATCTGAAGAACCTGCGAGACGACATTCGTCAGGCATTTAGCATCGTCGATATCACCGAAGGTACGCCTCCCCCGAACGTGGAAGCCGGTATCGCCATCGACCTTCTGCAGGAAATGGCAACCGATCGCCTGGCACCCCGGGTTATCCTCCTGGAACGTGTTCTGGCTAGAAGTGGGGAGCTAATGCTGAGCTTGGCCCAAGCGTATTACAAAGAGCCGCGCCTTCTGAAGATCTACGGCAGCGGGGGTAGTGCGAAAGCCAAGCGGTTTACCCAAGCTGATCTCCAGGGAGGCGTCTCTATTCATGTTGAAACCGGTTCTGCCCTTCCGCGTACCCGCGCTGGTAGGCAGCAGAGGATTCTGGACTATGTGGATAGAGGCGTCCTCAGACCCGACCAGGCTTACAAGTACCTCGATATCGCAGACTTGGAAGGGCTTTCTACGCTGTTCCAGGCTGACGAAGACCAGGCCTATAGGGAGCACGATAAGCTTATCGCGGGCGAGCCCATCAATGTTGTGGCTATGATGAATGCTCAGATGCAGATTCAGAACGGTGAAGCTGTTGGGCCTGAGGGAGAGCCTGTTACCGATCCTGAAGCAGCTCAGCAGTATATCGAGCAGGAATCGCTTCGCCCGCATCCGTTTGAAAATCTACAGACGCACCTAGACGTACACAGTCTGTTTATGAAGTCTACTGAGTTCGAGAGTTTGCCGATGGAGGTTAAACAGAGGTTCCTCACGCACTTCTCGCTGACTCAGGAGGCTCTAGCTCAGCTGCCGAAGCCCATTGAGTTCAAGGCGGTTACCCCGACGCTCCAGATCAAGAGCACCGCTGGTCCTACGGCGATCTCCAAGATTCTGGATCGGGCGGGTATCGACGTCACTCCTGAGGAAATGCAGGAGCCGCCGCTTGAAACGTGGGTCACCGATAGCCTTGACAAAGTTGACCAGGATGAGGCGGGTAATGACCCGCTTACACCCCTGGATATGCAGCTCAAGGCTATGGAGATTCAGACTAAGCTGGCCGATGCAGCCATTCGATCTGGAACTATCGCCCAGCAGAATCAGATGAAGGCTGAGCAGCACTTCCAGCAGTTGGGTAGCCAGGCCGGTATTCAGGTTCACAAAGAGCGTGAAGCCAAAGCCAAAGCTGACCTTGCTGAGAAGAAGCTAAGAGAAAGTTCCTTCAAGCCGAAGCCTACGCCAAGAGGAAAGTCTAATGGCAAGGCGTAAGTATACCGACCGCGATAAGGCAATTGTCTACGCGGAGCTAATGGTAAATGAAGGGAACATTAAGCGTACAGCTAGGAATACCGGCATTGATGTATCCGCTGTACGCCGTTGGAAGGCGGAGTGGGAGGCAAACGGAGTTCCCCCTGAGATTACTAAGGAGGTTGAACACGTTGCCTCCGACTTCGTTTCCGATGCTGTCCGAATCAGAGGAAAACTGCTGCAGAGACTAGAGGCGGTATTGGACGCTGGCGACCGTGCCACCATTCCGCAGCTGGTTACCGGTATCGGTGTTCTTTCGGACAAAATCAGGGCATACGAAGCCATTACGGAAACCAAGAAGGTGGAACACACCTTTACGCTCCCGCCAGTTGATGAACTTCGGGAACTGTTTTCCGGACTGGTTGGTGGTATGCTAAACGCGGCCCGCGAGAGGGCAGCAGAGATCGAAGCCTTCGAGGAACCAATCTCTACGACCTATAGAGAACTCCCGAAGGCAGAGGAGGACTAATCTTACATGAGCGAATATGACGCGGCTTTGGGTGCATTCCAGAGGGCTTTTGAGGAGGAGGCTTCTCCTCAGAGCGGGAACCAGCACGATGCGCAGCCTAACCAGGCTGTTGCTCCAGAGACGACCCCTGTCGATCAAGAGAGTCAACCGGATCTTCCGGCCTCCAAGAGTATCGACCTTAGCGGCCTTCCTGAGGAGGCGCAGATCTACCTTCGTGCTCGTGAGCGCGAGATGCAGGCAGACTATACGCGCAAGACCCAGGAGGCTGCGGCGCTGAGAGCTGAAGCTGAACAGGCTATGCAGTTCATTCAGGCGCTAAATTCGGACCCACAGTTTGCTCTCCAGGCTTATCAGACGCTAGGGCAGCAGCTAGCGCAGCTTGGGCTTCTTCAGTCTGATGAGGAAGTTACCTATGATGAGTATGGACAGCCTGTGGAGCCCGATCCCTATGCAGCGAAGATTGCCGAGCTTGAGGCATGGCGTGACAAGATGCAGGAGGAATGGCTTACTGCAAATCTATCCGCCCAGCTGGACCGGCAGATCGCCACTATCCAGAGTCAGCATCCAGATTGGGGTGAGCAGGATTTGCAGGCAGTCATCGACCTTGGTTTTGCAACCAATGGTGACCTGCTAGCTGCCGCAGAACAGTATCAGGCGATTCAGGACCACATCCTGAGCCGATACCTCTCTAGTAAGGCTTCTGTTACCACCCCGGCACCACTTCCCAACAGTAGCGGAAACCCGGTGCCTCAGAAGCCGAAGACGGATGAAGAACTAAGGGCGGCAGCTATGGAGATTGTCCGGGCCAATCTCGGTTAACCACTTCTCTCTAGGGCTGTTGGTTAAGTTCTACAAGAGGAGTAACTGATGGCCTATCTTGGCGCATCTGTTGCCCAAACTCTCTCTGGTGTTCTCAAGGATGTTTACCTCGGCAGTGTCGTCGAGCAGCTAAACAACGAGGTGCTGATTCCTCAGCGCATCGGTAGGGAGACCCAGGAGTTTGCGGGCAATCAGGTCGTCCTCTCTGTCCATAAGCAGCGATCCTCGGGTGTGTTCGCTCGCGGTGAGAACGTTCAGTTCGCCGATCCTGGTGCGCAGCTCTACGCGAAGCCGGTCTACGACATCAAGGCCCTCTACGGTCGGATTCGTATTACCGGTCTTGGCCGTGTGAAGACTGCATCCCAGGCGGGCGCGTTCCTGAGGGTGCTCGAGGGCGAGATCAACGGGATGAGGAACGATCTCAAGATGGACCTCGCCCGTCAGCTATATGGGGATGGTACTGCCCGGATTTGTTCCGGCTCTGCCTCCTCGTCCAACACCATCGATATCCGCCCGCTCTCGGGTGGTACTGTCAATACGGCCGAGCCCCTTCGCAAGGGTGAGATCTATATTGGCATGCAGATCGATGCTGGGACCCAGGCATCCCCGACCGCGAGTTTCGCAAACCGGGGTGTGACCGACGTCAATGTTTCCACCGGCCAGATCACCATTGATGGTGCTCCGGTGTCTATGACGTCTGGTACGCACTTCATCTTCCGGCAGGGTAACGCTGCTCCTGGTGGCGTTTCCTACGAGATCTCCGGTCTCCAGCAGGTCGTGCCGACTGCCCCCAACTCGTTTGGTGGCATTGACGCTGCGGCCCCTGGTAACGGTTGGTGGGATGCGCTCCGCATCAACGCTGCGGGTGCCCTTACGCTCGATCTTATGACGCAGGCTGTCAACACCGTCACGGTTGCCGGTGGGGATACCTCCGCTATGATTGCGAGCCCGGGTATGCAGCGTGCGCTGTTCAACCTGCTCCAGCCCCAGGTCCGGTATGTTGAGCCTATGACTCTCCACGGTGGGTTCAAGGCTCTTGACTACTTCGGGCAGCCGTTCATTGCAGATCGGCAGGCTCCGTTTGGGAAGATCTTCTTCCTGGACGAGAAGCACCTGAAGATGTTCGATACCGGCGACTGGAACTGGCTGGATGAGGATGGGAACATCCTTAAGTGGGTTGTCGGCTATGACGCTTGGGAGGCAGTGCTTGCTAAGTACTGCAACCTTGGCGCTCAGAGGCGGAACGTCCACCTGGTCATGTACGGTCTGACGGACGATCCGAACGGGATTTAGTCTAATCCTGTTGGTATGTGGGGGGCTGCCAATTTGGTGGCCCCCTACAGTCCACTCAACAAAGGGAGAAATATGCAGCGTGAACTAGCGCAGATTTGGCTTCCAGTTGGTTATGTAACTAGAGAACTAATTGCTGCGCGAAAAGCTGCGCAGGAATATGATCCGAACCTAGACTTTGGGTTTAATGAAAAGACGCAGCAGTATTGCGTCTATCTTAAGGCTGGCTCCAATGATGCCAGCAAGTATGGCGATCTTCCTATTCTTGGGTTTATCCCGCCCACCAGGATTCCGTCGCCAGAGGAAATCAAGAAGCGGCTATACGAGTCTGATGCCCTTCGACGGGGACAGGAAATCCTGGACGAATGGAATCGCCAGAACGATCTCCTAATGAACAAAGACTACTCAGATGTAGATGGACAACTGGCAGAAGCATTGGCTTGGGGATTTAGAAAGCAAGGCTCAGAGAAAGCCCCAATTCAGGTCTATATGCCAGTAGAAAAGGAACGGTAATGTATATCCCTGGAGATCCTTTTGAGCAGCGCAAGCGTGCTCTAATTTCTAGGCTTACGGCTGGACGCGGTAGGGGCTCTGGTTTTGGGGGATTCCGTGTTGAACGGCCTGCGGCTTTTCTATCAAGGGGCCTCGGAATGGGATCCGGTAATCCATTTGTAACGCGGGCAGCCGGTCTTGCACAGGCGTTGAGTGGTTATGGTGGGAGTACGACGCAACCCGCCGGACCCTTGCCTCAGAATCCCGAGTTCCCACCTCTTGCCCCGCCTTCTGTCCCAACGCCTGATGCTGGGGTGTTTACTGCTGCACTTCCAATGGGTCGGATTTCCCTATCTCCGCCAAGTATGGCGCCCATCTTTACGACGCTACAGAAGCAGCTCTCTAACTACGGTCTTCCCGGTAGATTCAAGGTTTTGTAATGGACGTTTCCGAGATTCTAAGCGAGCTGGTAGATCACGGTTTTGAGGACACCAGTACAGAACGCAAACTGGCAAAGATTAACGATGCCATTTGGGACATTGAATCTCGTGAGCCATGGCCTTTTTTGGAGAAGACGGTTGCCCTAAACTTTGACGGATCTTCTCCAACCCCAACCAATATGCCCTCAGACTTCAAGACGGTTCTGTGGCTATATGACACCATGAATGGTGTAACCATCTGGCCGGAAAGACTATCTACGATCCGGGATCGATATGGGAATCAGTTGAACCAAGTTGGGAGTCCTGCGAGCTACTACTTCATCGGAAATACGCTCCGCCTTTATCCGGTGCCTCCTGCCTCTACGGGTAGAATCCAGATGGATTATGTGGCGACCCAGCCCGAGGTGAACGCCAATACAACGTCTTCTCAGATTCTTATACCCGCAAGACATCATCAGGCGATTGTTCTTGGGGCACTCTGGCGGCTCTACAAGATGGAAGACGATCCTGAGAACGGTAATATGTTCCAGATCGACTATGAGAACAGAATCCAGCAGATGCGCGAAGATCTGTTCCGCAGGCAGTATCAGCGAGCAGATCAGATCTACGTCATCGATGAGGACGAGATTTTCGACTACTACAACAATTAAGGGGGCTTAATGGCTACGCTACAAGTGGAGACTTTCGACGGTCTTCCCGGAGGTATGAACCTAGCGCAGCCTGCACATACGCTCGAAGACTTCGAAGCCCGCTATCTGCAGGATGTCTTGCTGGACTATCCTGGGCTTGTTCGGCGTAGAGGTCCTGTTCGTGCTGCTGCTGGCTTTCCAACCTTCACCAAAAAGGGATGCGGGATTGTTGGGACGATTACCCCAGCGGGGAATTATCGTGTCGGGGTGCTGGTTGGAGACAATAGCACCGGCCAGTTTCAGATGCTTTCAGACGACTTTGCATCTGCAGTCGCCATTCCCTGGAACGGAACTCTCCCACAGGACCCCTATCCCATCGTTGATGCCAAGCCTGCCCTTTTTGGTGGGGTTGTCATTGGTACTTCGTCGCAGTATAATGCGGCCTCTCCGACCCAAACGCTTGCCTTCTGGAGGGGCGGAAACAAGCCCGACTATTCAACTGGTACGATCTCATTTACCCTGGGCTCTCGAACTGTTACCGGCAGCGGAACTGCCTGGCTTGCTAATATCAGCTCTGGTATGTATATCTTTGCTAATACGTCGGACACTTCGAGAGGAAACTTCACCAATACGCTCATTGGCGTCGTCAAGTCGGTGGATTCCAATACCCAGCTGACTCTGCTAGATCCGTCCCCTTACACCTCTACAGGCCAGGCATACTTGGCTACCTCTATTAGGGGGCTTCAGTACAGGATTATGAAGGGTCGTATTACGACCTCCACGTCTTCAACGACGGTTACCGGAGCGAATACCAAGTTCCTTTCCCAGGGGATGAACGTCGGAACCTGGAACATCTACCGGGCTTCAGATATGGCTTGGGTTGGGAGGGTTGCTACCGTCAACAACGAGATTTCGGTAACCCTGGCTGCCAATGCCGCCCTTGCCCTTAACAACGAGAAGTATGTGGCTCTAAGAGGAGATGGCGATTGGTCGCTAAGTACAATGGGTTCCGACAACAAAGTCGGGTTCCTGAGCGCTTTTTACGCCGGACGACAGTGGTATGCAAACAACGGTAGAGCCCTTACTCGAACGTCGAGGGTTTGGTTCTCGGATACCGGAGACCCCGAGGGGCTGGATCTTTCCGCCTTCGATGGTGACTTCTTTGACGTCAGTTCCTCGGTCGGAACGGATACCCCCATTAAGGCGTTGATTCCGGCATACAACGGGCTGGTTATCATCAAAGAGAATGAGACCTTTGCGATCACCGGGTCTTCTCCAACCACCTTCACGCTCAAAAAGATTCACGACGACGGAACGCTATCCGGTATGTCGGCCCAGCCGTATGGCGGGGGCGTTATTTGGGCTGGTGTAGATGGCATCTTCTTCTACGACGGCATCAACGTTACTAACCTAACGGAGAACAAGCTTGGTGACTACTACAAGAACGCCGTTAGGAACATGGACCCCAACACCTTCCGTATGTGGGCAATGGTTGTTCGGGGCCACTACATGCTCTATGTGGAGAACATGAGTCCAAACGTTGGTGTCCAGAAGGGGGCGCTTTCCTACACTCCATCGGCGCTGACTATCGTCATCAACCTGAATACCCGCGCCTTTTCCCTCTTTACCAATGTAGCAATTCGCGGGTTCGTGGAAACCCCGGCGGATACCGGCAAGCAGGTTCTCTATCTCGTCAACAGCACGGCTGGCGCACGCATCTGCCAGGCTTTTGACCTGTTCGATGTGGACGCCAATGATTCCATCCTTTGTGATGCCGGGCAGAGTGCTGCATTCTACAGGTATGGGCAGACCTCAGTCGGAGATGCAACCACCTTTAATGGTGTAGCAAATACCAAGTACTTCTCTAAGATCAGTCTGGCAGCTCCGGCTGCTGTTCAGCGAATCTCTGTCTACAGTATAGGTCAGGGTGGTGGGTCTGCTACCTGCAATGTTAGGGCGGGTATCTACTCCGATGTTGGCGGGTCACCTTCTGCGCTCCTGGGGACGTCAAATGTTGTGGTTCTCAAGCAAGACGACGGACCCGCCTTTAGGGACTATACATTCACCACCCCCGTAGAGTTGGAGGCAGGCGACTATTGGATTGGTGTTCAGGTTGAAACCAGCGGAAGGGTGGCCTTCTACCGGGGGGCGACTGCTGGTGGCATCAACTTCAATACCGACGCCTACTCAGATGGGCTTGCAAACCCATTTGGGACGCCATCTACAAGCAACGGGCCGCTGATTGCTTTTGCCCAGGTGCTTACGTGTGGGCCGGACTTCTATGTGGAAAGCAAGAAGTTCACTCACGGGAATTCTATGATTAAGAAGCTGTTCAAGCAGCTTTCGCTGAACTACATTGTTCAGGGGGATTCCCTACGTTTGGATACCGTTCCAGGTCTCACCAATATCGGTAAGACCTCCACAGCGGTATATCCCCAAACGGTTTATACCTGGGATCAGATTGCACTACTTGCAGGCTCTTGGGACAACCTGGCGTTGCTGTTCCCCACGTGGAATGGACTGGTTGAAGCCAACTTCAAACCCAAGAGAGTCAAGTTCCTCAAGAGATCTCAGATGATGAGCTTCCGACTCTGGCAGAATAGCCCGGCGGTTACCAAAGCGCAGCTCGGGCCGTTCCAGCTTGCCTACAAGTGGCAGAGACTCGGCAGGATTTAGGGTGGGGATTTAATGGCAGATCAAACGATTGGTGATTGGACTGTAGATCAGCTTGTCCGCTTTCTACAGAACATACTAGATGAATCTCCTCCATCGAGGATTCCTACGCTTGTTTGTGATGAAGCAATCGTCCAACTCAAGCTAACTTTAGGCGACCAGATTCAGTTTTCGCAGGTCCAAACTACCGTAGGTTCTGCGGGCTCAGCTTCGGCTCTACCAGCAAATCCTTCCGGATACCTGAGAATCCTAGACCATACAGGTCAGCCCTTCGTTGTTCCATACTACAAAGCCAGTTAGGAGGATAGATGGCACAAGACGCTACCGGGACTCCCACCCCAAAGGGTATCCCCAAGTTTAATACTGCCGTTGATCCGCCTTCTGGTAAGGGCTTCAACGCAGCAATGGATTTCATTGATGGGCTACTTGATAGTTACGTGTCAAAGCCGTCAGGTATTGCTGTCGGTGAGGTTCCAGTCTGGAACGGAACTACTTGGGCTCGTTCGAGTGTAACTCGGATCACCACCGTCCGCCCCCAGGACTTGACGCAGGATGGAGCTACAACGGGTCAGGTGCTTGCCTGGAATGGATCTATTTGGGCTCCAGCATCCGCCGCTGGTGCGTCCCTTGTGACCTCACTTCCGGGGTCGCCAACGGATGGCCAAGAAGTTATCCTTGTGGACTCTCTGAGCAATCCTACTTATTCCTGGCGTCTGCGTTATATAGCTGCTAAACCAAGTAACAAATGGGTATTTATCGGCGGGGCTCCAATGACCTCCGGGCCTGGAACACAAAGTTCTGCCATTACCACAAGCTATGCGACATATACCACCTCTACTCCAGCCACGGGCCCTATCCCGGTCACAGGATTGTACTTGGTGACCATCATGTTCCGCGCTGAAGCGTCGGGGGCATACCCTTCTGACATGATGTTCGCCGCCTTCGACGCGGGCGGAGTTACTGCCAATGACAGTGATGCTGCGACCGCGTATGTGGGGTCCAGTAGCGCACAGGACAACATCACAAGCCAGCGGACTGTAATCAAGAGCCTTAATTCCGGCACCGCCGTGCAGCCCAAAGTACGCGCCCGAAGCAGCACGAATATACGGACGAACTTGCTTACTGTTCAGGTTGAACCATTGGCCGTAGGGGGCTAAGGAAACCTATGTCTAACACCTACTATCGGCAATATCAGGGTCAGTATAGGGTTATTCCTGGCGCAGGGACCTATCTGGAAAATCAGGCGAAAGCACAGTCTGCTTATGAGAGAGCTAAAGCCCAACTTATGGCTCAACGACAGCAGACACAAATCAAAGCGGGCTTGAACCAGAACTATGAGGTTGACCCATACGCTCAGTATGGTGGGTATCAGCAGATGCTTCAAACTCAGGGTCAGGAGCTTGCAGCCGCCAATGAGCAGGCACAGCGGCGCGGTTTCTTCGGGCCGGGTCTTGGCAACCAGGGTGAGTCAGCCCTCAGATATGGGCATGCGGTGCAGGCGCTTGGATTCAAGAATGCGCTAGCGGATTATGAGTCACAGTACCAGGCCCAACTCGGCGAACTCGAACGGCAGAGGAAGGCGGAAATGCTTGCAGCCCTACAATCTGCGGCAGACAACGCCTTTGGCGACTGGACTCCGCCTGGTTATGACCCCATCTATGATACTCCGGAAACAAAGTCTCCGGCAGGCCCTCCCGCCAAAAGACCTCCAGTTCGCAAGCCTCCGGCTAAAAGAAAGCCCCCCATCCGCAGAGCGGGTGGTACAACTCCTAGGGTGATGTAATGAGTGTATATCAATCGGGTGGGAAAAAGGTACCTCCCAAAAAGCCTCCGGCGAAGAAGAAGCCAACTATTGGGTTTGATCCCCTAAGGATGGCTAAGACTTTGACGGATCTGGAATACGGCTCGAACATTGCCGAGATTCAGCGCCAAATTGCCCGCAGCCAGGCCCAGGAGGAGGAAGCCCTGAAGGACCTTCAGGCATGGGCAGCGCAGATTGAGGATCAGCGGGCACGGGGGGCAGCTGATGCTGCAGCAGCTTGGGAACAGGGAATCCAGCAGGCTCAGACCGCCCAGGCTAACATCAATCAGCTATTTGGGGGCGCAGGAGGCCCTGAGGGTGCCGCTTATGGCCAGGCAGGTATTGATATGCTTTCAGCCTTGGCAGCCTCAGACAAGTCGTTTGACGCACGTATGGCCCCTATTCTGGCAGCTCAGTCCCTTGACTATAAGCGACGTGCTTCCGGGCTGTTCAACCAACAGCAGCAGGAGCTACAGGGCAATCTAAGGGACCTGCGAAGGGAAAAGGGGCAGGCATTCCAGAAGAATCTGCTTGACCTGATGAATGTCGCCTGGCAGAGAAGGCAGGACCTTTTCCAGAATCGGCTAGCGCAGGAAGCCCTTAACCAGAGTAAGGCTATGGCGGAATTGGATATTGAGGCTAAGAAGCTCGGCATTGAGTCCGACAAGCTTGATATCCAGGCTCAGAAGATTGCACTCGAAAAGTCCACTCTTGAACTTCAGAAGATAGCCACACAAGATCCAAGTGGGATCAATTGGGACGACCCAAGTACTCGGAGTATGATCGGCAACGCAGCTTTTGCCGGTGCAATCAACAAGAACGATTCAACGTTTATAGTGAACCCAAAGATTGCCCTTGCCAATGCAATGACTGCGCTTGCTCAAATGGGTCTTGAAAAGGATCCGCGGGCAATCCAGGCCGTCAGGAACACCTTCGTACAACTTCTTCGCCTAAGTCATGCCCACAAGAAGTGGGTTAAATGGCGCATCAATAAAAACGGGCAGCTTATCTATGCTCCGGCTGCCAATAAACCGGCAATCGTTAGAAACAAACGATATCCTCGCTAGAGATAGGAGAGAGAATGGCGACTAATCCATTTGGGGGACTGGGCGTTAATCCGTCTGGTTCTAACCCATTTGGGGGGTTGCCGGAGCCTTCCCCGCCCCGTCCGCGCAAAAGTAAGAAGAAGAAGCCGAAGATCGATCAAAAGGCGCTTCTAGAACTTCTCAAGTCCGACATCCCCAAGGAACAAAAGGCCATCGCACTAGCGGCAGCCGGGCTTACGCCCAGGCAAACGGCAACAGCTTTGGCTGCGTCGGAGTTCATGGGGCATAGGTCATTTGGCGACCGCCTAGTTCGCGGAATCGGTAAAGGTACTTTCCGTGGTGTCAGTTGGACGCTAGATAAGCTTATGCGGCCCTCTTGGTCGGTTACCGCAGCTACCGATGAGTTCATCGATGAGGTAGTCAAGAAAGGCGCTGATCTAGGGGACATCGGTCGGGTCGCAAGGGCAGCCGGTCGCGGTTTCACTGGCAAAGAGCGGAAAGGCTTCGGGGAGGTCCTTGATAAGCACGGAGTCCTCAAGGGCCATAAGTTCACCCGGGGTGCGATCGGCTTTGGCCTAGATGTGGTCACC